GTTCTGCCCTAATTTTCAGGAACGCTTCATTCTTCTTTTCAATGGTTACCATTAGACAGGGAATTCAAACCGCTTTGCATCAATCGCATTCTTCACTTGGAATCCGCGATTGTTAATCATCTTTAAGATGTTCTCAATATAATTTATACAGGTTTCAAAATAAGTTACCCTGAGTGATTGCTTCTGAATCTCTTCATCAGAATCTAGGAAAGTGTTTAGATCTCCCTTGAGTACCTTAAGGTCAAAGACCTGTCCCTTATCATCTGTCTTCTTACCGCTATACCATAACCACTTCTCACGGTAAATCCTCTTGAGTTTTAGTTTCTCATCCTCAAGGATTAGTTTGTATTTGTTGTAGTAGATGTGATACTTTTGATGTAGACTTGGTATAACTAATGACTCGTTGCCCAAATCTGCCTCATTAAAAATAGAGTCCTTAGACCAGGACTCCTGCAACTCTTCAAGTAGTGCCATAATTTACTTTAAGTTTTTCTTCCTATCACCAGAGAGACTTTGGATCTCATATGATAGGTAATCAAATGATGCTATTGCTTGGAAATATTCTTGGTCACTGAGAGTGCCATCAAATTCTAATGTGCTAAGTTCTACAGGTTTCAAGTTCTTGAAGAGAACATTGTATATTGGTTGGAAATTAGAATTCAAGACAGTCAGTGTACCGTCTGCGAAGATTAGATCTTCTCCTAATGACTTTGCTGTAGATGATGATTCAGTTGCATCGATGAACTCTTGACGTTCGCCAAAGGATTCAGGAACACCGAGACCACGCATCCAGTTATGTAGGATCAGATAGTTCTCCATATCTTCATCTACAAGAAACTGTAGATTGAAACGACCGTAGTCCAGAGTACCCTCAATGTAGGTATCTCTGTATGGAGTGGGTTGTTCTACCAAACTTAAAGAGATGTTTGGTATGTTTGCCATTTGCGTTAAGTAACTAACCTTAGGATACTTAGCAAGTGAAAAGCGAAACCCACCTGGTGAGAGGAAATTCCTGTTGCTTATTTGCGTTTGAAAAGACATTATCTATCTTGTGGTGTTTCGCCATTTTTATTTATGCACGATACTCTTGGAGTAAATGGAGAACACGATTAAGCATAAAGTGTGCACCATCCTCCCAGTCTTTAGATGCTCCGTGATAGGTTCCGTTGAAGAGTTCGGTTTTTAGTTTTAGAACTTTGACGTTCATCTCATCCTTGGTCACGTAATTCCTTCCTGACATATGGTACTGTATCTTAATTATACAGTATTTAATAAAAAAAGGACCCCGAAGGGTCCCTTTGTTGTTTGAATATAAGCGATTGCTTACATAAGGTTGTCAACCAAACTACGTCTGTAGTAACGGTTAGCGTTAGCAGTAAGAGCGCCACTACCCTGAGTTGTACCTTCAGCAAATGGGTTTGCAACAAGACCGTATCTTGTCTTAAATCCGATTTTTGGTTGGAAGGTGTCCTGACCAACGGCTCTAACCATTTGGAGAGGAACATAAGGACAGTAGAACAGACCTGCATCATATGCAGAACTACCTTTGTAACCTGCAACGTAGAAGTGTCTGTCACTAACGTTAGCAGAGTAAGGATCAACGTAAACCTTGATTCTACCGTTAAGAGTACCTGCAAGGGTGCTGCTGTTATCGTCAGGAAGAAGGTTGCTGTTGCCTGAAAGTGCGGGTGTGTAGTCAAGAACGCCTGCCATTGACAATGCAGATGCAACGTCAGCAGAACAGATCAGGATGTTACCCTTACCGCGTCTTGTCTCGTGCCCGATGGCATTCATATCTCTTTCGATGTTGAAGAGAAGACCTTTGAACTTCTCAACAGACCATCTACCATTGGAGTCAACGTCAAGATCGAAGATACCTGCAGTTGCTGTGTTTGACTGAGAACCAGGTCTTGCAACCTTGTACACAGTTCTAACAACTTCACGGTTGATCTCAGCAAGAACCTCAGTAGACAAGATGTTTGCCAACTCAGATTCAGCGTCCAGACCGTGAACTGCCTTAAGATCTTGAGCAAGTTCCAAACTGTACTCTGCCTTGAGTGCTCTGGACTTCGCAGTCACAGTAACTTTCTCAATGCTGAAGTTCATTTCAGCGAAGGCATTAGAACCAGTACCGAGAGTCTCAGACTCATCAGTTCTCATTCCTGTACCGTTGGTGTATGTACCAGAGTCATTAAGAAGACCTGGGTTTGATCCTGCCTGAGCAGAACCTGCAGAACCGAAACCGCTAGTACCTGCGGCGTCAGTACCTGTGAATTGTGAATCTGCTTCGTTGAAGAATGCTTCTGTACCAGATGCTCTGTCAGTACCGTATCTAGATCTCATTGCGAAGATCAGACCAGTAGGACCAGTCATAGGTTGAACGCCTGCAATGTCATAAGCAATAAGCTTAGGCATTGAACGTCTGATCAAGGAGATCAGAACAGGGTCGAAACCTGCAACAGGACCAGTTGCTGTAGCGTCAGCAGAGAAACCTGCTGCACTGCTTGAAGAACCTGTAGAGTTAGTAGGTGCTGCCTCGGTGAGGATGCCTCTTTCTTCCTTCAGGAATGATTCTTGGTTTTCGAGCAGGATTGCGGTGACCGCCTTTTTGTAGTTGTCCTTGATGGAATCAAGACCCTCACAATTAAGAACGGGTGACCACTTCTCCTGCAGATGCTCGGATTTGAACATTTGCTTTATACCTCTTTGGGTTTATAGGGAAAAATAGTTTTAATGACTAAATCACTTAGTCCAACGACGGAGTGCATCAACGTACTTAGACATTGAATCCGTCATTTCTGTATCCACAACAGGTTGTACATCCTCAGCGATCGTCTCTGCTGCTGCCTGAGGCTTGCTAGAGAAGTACGACTCTCTAAGAGTCTCGATTTTGCTGCGGAATGACTCTTCATCTTCAAACTCAACACCTTCAGAGAGACCTTGAAGTTTCTCTTTCTCGGTAGATGCAAGACCTTCTGCGACCTCGCTCACGATCCCATTCTTAGCGAACGATGCAACTTCATTTGTAAGTGCAATGTTCTTATCAATTTGTTCGTTGAGTTTTGCTTCCATCTCATCTAGTTCAGTCACCATATCGGTAATGATGTCTGCTTTCTCCTCGGGAACCTCAATGTGGTTCTCGACGAAAACTTTTTTAAGTCCGCTAACTACGCTCTCTGCGATCTCTGCTTTGAGACCAGTTTCAACAGCGAGTTGGTTAGCATCGATCCATTGCTGACAAGCATATGTAAGATACTCATCTACCTGCTCAGCAAGGGAAGACTTAATACTTTCGACTTCCTCTGAAAGAGTAGCAGCGTATTCAGTGTGAACGCGCTCTAGTTCTTCATTCAGTCTTGATACGACAGCAGCTTCAAAGATAGTTGCT